CAGAGGGTTTTGTAGTCGCCGGATTCCGCCAATTTGGCGGTCTTCATCTCTTCCTGGGCTGCTTGGAGTTGCGTGAGTTGCGTTTGGAGCGATTCACGGTTTTCCTTGTCCTTGCGGCGTTCCGCAATTAGCTCAGCGTTTTTTGCCTTCAGTGCTTCAATCTGAGCGGCAAAATCAGCACTTTCAACCACAGGTTTGGGTGCTTCAGCTTCCACAGGAGGCTGCACTTGTTGCTCTTCAGACACGCTTATGTATCATAATGATCTTTACTATTCTAGCTCAGTATCGGCGGGTTGTTCTGGTGGGAGTTGGGCGCGTTGGGGCTCTGGAGCGCGTTGGCGGGACTCGCGTGCCAGCTCTTCGTCGATGTCAAGGTTGTCAGGAACGATCTCACCGCGACGCAGGATGTCGAGGAGGAGTTCGTCGCTCAGCTTGCCCTTCTCGCTTAGGTTGGCGAGTACCGCAACATCCTGACCAATTAGACGGTAGTAGTCGAAGTCACGATCCACGGTGACGGTGGGTGGTTCGATGCCTACATACTCGGAGGCGAATTGGAAGGCGCGGTTCAAAGCGCTTTCTAATTCTTGGCTGACAATCGAGAGGATGCTGTTGGCTTGGGCTTGGTCGATGCGCTTGGCATCGGCAGACTCGGCTACAAACTTCTGGCCCAGCAATTTGGTGATGCCCAAAGATGACATCTGGCTCTCCAGAGATTGGAGTTCGTTCATCTGGGCGTCGAAGCTGGTGGCGTCCGCTTGCACGTAATACGCCTTGTTGCCCGGTTGCATCGAAATGGCGTAGTTCACGCCCATTGACGTGTTGCCCGTTGTGTCGTCCCAGCCTTCGAGGACGAGGGTGGGCATCGCGGCGATGTGGAGGGCGTGGATTAGGTCGGCTTGTCGCTGGTAGTGGGTGATGTTTAGGTTGGCAATGTCGAGTAGTGGAGGCTGGGAACGCAACATGCCACGGCGGTTGCTGTAAAGCGGAACAAGAGGGATCTCGTCCAGGCTGTAGCGGCCCTCCTCCTCAAATTCGACTAGCTCCTGGCCTAACGTGTAAAGGTCGTATCTACCGGGGTAGATCACGCGCATTTGCTCGATCTGCTCCTCCCCAAATTCGTTTAACGGACGGCTGGTGTACTCATGGATTCGTACCTGCGTAAGGGGGCTTCCGGGCATAGTGGACTCTTGACGCCAGCCCCATATCTGCGGTGCATCGACATGGATGAAATAAGGGCGACGTCCCAGGGCACGCTCTTCGGCAAGGTTTCGGGCGCCGCTACCGGCGGGATAATCAACAAGGATTGCGCTATGGCCGTAAGTAAGGCTGCTGACCAGAGCACGGCGGGCGTATTCATTTAGATCGGATCCGAGACCATCAATATTCTCGCTCAGCTCTTTCCAGTAGTCGTCACCGTCGATTTGGATCGGTTTGCGCAGGATCGACCCAGCGGCGGTTTCGATAAGGCGACTTGTATAAGGAGATAAGACGGAACGATCGACGCGGGTTTGGTAGGCGTCGTCGTCTTCGCGTGGCTCCTGCGGGAGGAATGTCTCGCTTAGGTCGCGGATGTAGGACGTGCCACGGGTGACGGCAGCCATGATCTGCCAGTCTTCCATCATCGCGATGACGTCCAGACTGCGGACGAACGGCGATTCGCTAACTACGGCACTCGTAGGTGGGGTACTTCCGCTGTAGACCACAACTAATCCGCGCTTTTAGCACATTGTAGTTGTCACCACTTCTCGCGATTTGCCCAGTAAGCGGCGGATAACTTTCCTTTGGCGATGTTCTTTGCGTGCCGGGCTTTGAATGCCTTGTTGCGTGCGCTGCCGTCAGGGCTGCCCTTCACTCCCTGTTGACCGAAACGGATAAGTTTGACCGTTCCATCGACCTTTGCAAGAACTGCGTGGCTTTTGCTGGGGTGGTTTGGGGTGCGTTTGGGCTTGTTGTAGCCCTCGAATTTTTCGCCGCGATACTCAATCATCGTCATCCTCTACGCTGATCATTACTTCAACGCCGCCAGCTAAACGCACCATAAGACCGGCAAAGTCGTGTGGGTCGGTTGGCGTCATGAAAGCAAAGCTTGCTTCGGTCGTGCGGCTTTCGGCGTCCACTTCGATGTGGGTGCAGAAGCCTGGAACGATTCGAGTGCCCATTAGCCGTGATATGCAACGCCAATGTGTGGAATCACGCTAGGCGTTCCAGAGGAGATTGAGCTAATTCTCATGCGGATGCGGTTGACGGGTCTGCCGGTGTAAAAGTAGATGTATTCACCGTCGGCGTTAATTGTTTTGCTGGTGTCGAGTTCGTACCAGGTGCCATTTCCGGCGTTGAATTTGGTCTCGAAGGAGAGAGTGAAGTTGGCGCCGCCTGTGACGTCTGCGGCGAAGCAAAATTCGCTGCTGTCGGCGTGGACTTCCAGTGTGTCGCCTACTTGGGTGAGGGGGACGTCTTCGTGGTGCTCGACGAGGTTTGTGCCCCGGTCAACGGTAAGTGCCATTATTTCTTACGCTTTTTGGTCGTTTTGGCGGCTTTTTTGAACGCTCCAGCGGTTGGGGCGCCCTTTGAGCCGGGTTTACGCATGGATTCGCCGGATCCGGCTTTGATGCGCTTACGTTTAGCGTGGATATTGGCGTATAGGCCGCGTTTCTTCGGCATGGCTCCTTTATGAAGACCGTCTGCTTTAGCTTACTTGTTCTTCTTGGTCTTAGTTCCCTTCACCTTGCGCATGTAACCCTCGCACCGTTTTTGAGCGTTACTTTTACCGCTTTTCTTCTTTTTGGGTTTTTCGTAGTGGCCTGGCATCTCTATAAGTAGCGGTTAATAGACACGATAGGACGTCTTTCCGATGTTTTCGGGTTTGGCGAGGTTAAAAGTTTGTAGGCACAGGTAGCCGAAGGCGTCAAAGGCGTGGTCAACGCCCAAATTCTTGTTGGGAAGGCCCGTTCCAGGGGCGTAGGTGAGTGTGCGGAAGGCTTTGATGAGTTCTTTGCAGCGGGGGTGGATTTTGCAGCGGCGGGCGCCTGATGCGTCGAGGAGGGCGGTGTTGACGGCGGTGATTTTGTCGCGGATTTTCCAGGGGCAGCGGGGTGTGGAGACGTTGAAGCCTGATTTGCGGAGGATGCTGTGGTCTGTAGCGCCGACACCGGCGGTTTTGCGGGCTCCGCCGGTTGGGTCCGGGCAGGCGACGATGCGGCGTTCCACGCCGTAGCGGTTGATGACTTCTTCGGCGAAGTCCCAGGTGGTGGCGCCTCCGGTCATGATGATTTCGTCGAATACCCATAGTTCGTCGCCTTTTTTGACGGCGCAGATGCCGCTCATTGGGTCCACGTTGAAGTCAACGCCGAGGAGGAGGGGGAGGATTGGGAGGTCGCGGACTTCCTTGTCGATGTTGGCGTCGTTGAAACTTACGGCGACTAGGCCGGAGAGGTTCTCGAAGCTGGCTTCAAATTCTTGGCGGAAGGTGCGGGCGTCTAGTTGGGCGCGGGCGGCTTCGACTTCCTCGGGTGGAACGTTACCGCCCTGGATCGTGGTGTAGCACCACCTCTTCCAGTCGCCTGTAGCGTCCTCGGCAACGTAACACCAGAGGTCGTAGAACCAGCTGGCGGTGCCTTCTGGGGTTGAGATGAACAGTGCCCAGCCTTGTTTGTCCGCAAGGGCAGGACGCAGTACCTCGAACCAGACCTCGGCTTCCATAAATGCCGCTTCGTCGAGCACTACTCCCGAAAGAGAACGGCCTCGGAGAGCTGAAGCGTTCTCTGTGCCCTTTAGTTCGATCGTGGAGTCGTTGACCAGCTCCATGCGGAGTTCGGTTTCGTTCTTATTGCGTACCAGGGAGTTGGGGATGATCTTTTTGAGGGTTTTCCAGGCGATGTCCTTCGCCATGCGGTAGGTGGGGGCGCAGTAGAAGTAGGTCTCGCCGGGGCGTTCCAGGGCTGCTTTGAGGAGTTCGATGCAGGCGAGGTAGGACTTGCCGAAGCGGCGACCGGCGACGAGGACGCGAAATCGGTTGGTTGCGCTAAATACTTCGCCCTGGGCGGGGCGGAGCGATAAGTCGAGGGATTTTGCCACGCAAATGGTGGGTTTTGTGTTACTAGCCTATTACTCGCGTTCGATTTTGATGTTGATGTCGGGGACGCTGTTGCCCTTTTCTTCGGTTTCGTCGCAACCGACCATCTTGGCGAGAGAGTCGAGGACTTGGGCGGCGGTTGCCATTTGACCGCGCTTCATTGAGGCGTTGAACAGCTTGTTGCGCATCGAGAAGATGCGGCCCGCCATGTTCTCGCGTTCCAGTTTGAAGTCCTCGTTGTTGAGGGCTTGGACTTTCTTCCAGTCGCGCCAGGCAGTGGCGAGGGCGATTTGCTCTTTCTCGGCGTGGTCGAGGACTAGTTGGCGGCAGGTGAGTCCTTCGAGCTGGCGTTTGTAGAGGCGTTGGACGCGGTTTTCGATTAGTGCTTCACTATTGCGCAGGCCAAATGGTCGTTTTTTCTTGCCAATAGTTTTTGGGTCGCAGTATTCGTTGTCGCTGATTCCTTGGCCGTATTCGATCTCGTACTTTTCCTCTTCTGGCATCGTTCCAGTGCAACCTTTTACTTGGATCGTAACATTTTCGGTGGGTTTTTGCTGGTGGTGCGTATTTTTTGGAGCCAGGGGTGTAGCACAGTACAGAACTTGACCCCTGCCCCCTCCTGTGCTACTTTAATAGGAAATGGCCCGTATTTATGTAGGTTCCCTATGTCCATGTACCCCCCACAGGATTCTCAACTGTGCCCCCTTGTTGAGAATGTTAAGGTTTGCAACAATTCTCGTGATCGGTCCTGCTCTTTGCTACAGTAGAAGTACGAGGAACGGTGCGCCTCGAAAAACATACGCACTCGACGGAACGGACCGCACGACGTCGAAAAACCAACGGGGTCAGCACGGCCTGAATAAGCCTGCATAGGAGGTCGGCCCTCCTAGCTTTTATCGGTGGCGGCGCCAGCAGCACAGCCTAGGCAGGCCGCAGACAGGGCAGCCATGCCGACAAGGGGAGCAGCATAGCGCTCGGCGGCAAGCGCCGCAGAGCGGCTGCTAGCTAGGTCTCGTGCCTGATCTGCGCAGATGACCGCGCCCCAGCCAGAAACGGCAGCGGTGAGAGCAAACATTAAGAAATAGAAGGATCGCATGGTGAGACGGATACGTAACGGAATCGTGTGATGGTGAGCGGTGGATTTTCAGCAGGCGGTCTCAGGATGAGGCGAAGCGG